CGGCACATACGCATCGTATTTCTGGTTGCCCGCAACCTTCGGTATGGATACCGTAGAAAAGGGAGTGGTTTACGTTCAAGATGGCATTAAGAAACAACATACGATTGACCGTATGGATTTTTCTAACCCATTACAAGAGAGGGCAGCAACGCCTACATCCAGCGGAACGTTCACAATTGACGGTCGTGTGATAATCCCTCAAGATATTATGTTGTACACCGAGTTCAATCCTCGTGCTTACGAAGCTAACTTTTTGGCAGAACAATTAAGCCGTACATTGTTAGCCCGTGAGTTACCGGTGACAGCCGAAACGTATATGATGCAAATTGCTCTTAACAGGGCATTTGAACAAATAGAGACAGGCTTATGGATGGGTTCAACTACCTACACCGCTCCTACCGGGAGTGCAGGTAACGGGCAATTGAAATTTTTTGATGGCTTCTTGAAGAAAATGGTAAATGATAGCTCTGTTTATCAGATTGCCAACCCATTGCCTTTAAGTGCAGCCGCTACAAGTGGAAGTGTTTACAACATATTAGACGCTTTGGATGCTTTGATTTCAAGTGCAGCCACTAATAATAAGGCATTGATAAGCCGTTCAAGTCGTTTTAAAAGGATGAAGTTCTTGGTTTCCGTTAATACAGAACAAATCTATCAAACAGCGATTACGCAAGGGACAACCTTTAAAGGCTTGAATACGATGGATGCAGGAGTTAAGCCTTGGAAGGGTTATGAAGTAGTAACGCTTGCTGGTTTACCTGATAATACAATACTATTCTGCGAATCATTGGACGACACTAGCTCTAACCTTTACATTGGTATGAATAGCACAGAGGACAATGCTTTGCAACTTCAAAAATTGCAAGCTAATTCTGAATTGTTCTTCCTTAAAGGATTGATGAAATACGATGTACAATATGGTTTCAGCAAAGAAATATTTTTGTTCACAACATTGACAGCAGCATCATTTAACGTTTAAAATTTATAAAAATGAAAAAAGTATTTTCAATATTGGCTTTATTGGTTTGCCTAACAACCATTTCGAATGCACAATCTACGGGTCCACGTTTTGACACAACAAGGGCAGGAGATAATACAGGTCGTGTGTTGACTTACCGCTGGTACACCATGACAGATGCAACAGGCGCAGACAGCCTATCCATTACTCCACGGGCATGGTTAACCACTTTGCCTATTGCTTTGGTTGATAGCTTTACATTGAAACAACCAAGCATTGTTTCTTCTTACGCTGGTGACAATATTAAGATTATAGCAACAGGCGCAAGTGGAACGAAGATTAAATTTTACGGGTCGTACTGGAAAACAACCGGAACTGCCACGCTATCTACTAATGGGAGGGCGGTAATAGATTTAGTTTTTGATGGTGCATATTGGGTAGAGGCTAATCGAACAGTTCAATAAAATGGATACTACTAAAGTATTTGAGGCGTTGCCTCATGTAACCGAGATATGGGTAACAGCAGATGGAAATTTTCACTTGCACCCACATTACGGTGGAGAAAAAGTTTCACGTGGAACATTCGAAGAAAAAAAAGAGGTAGTAAAAAAGGCTACCACTAAAAATAAACAAAATGGCTAGACCAGATATAGTTTTCATAAAGGGTCAAGGAGCAAGCAAGAGGGTAGCACCGGGACAAGACTACATTAGTGGCTTATTGCTTTACACGGGTTCTTTGCCAAGTGGTTTTACCACAACAAACAACACAAAGGCACTTTATAGTATCGTTGATGCTGAAAATGCGGGGATACTTCCTAACTACGCCGATGCAACTGCTGCCACAGCTACTTATTTGATTTCTACAAAAGGCAACACTGGAGATACAATAGCATGGATTTATACAGGTGCGCAAGGTGCAATATTGAACTTAGGTACTTACACTGTTGGCAGTAGCGATACTACCATAGCCTTACAAGGGGCTGCATGGGCTGCCGTTATCAATGCGGGAACGAATATCCATGGTTGTACCGCTTCATTTACAACGGCAACATTAACGGTAACGCTCCCTAAGTCACAGGGTATATTTCCAAACAGCGGTACACCTAACGCAGTAACCACTACTGGTGCTTTTGCTGGTACACTTACCCAAAATGCAAGTGCGGGGGTAGCGAGTAAACAGGCGATTTGGCATTACCATATAAGTGAGTTTTTCCGTGGCAATCCCAATAGCGTTTTATGGATTGGATTTTATCCAGTTCCTTCTACCTACACATTTGCAGAGATTACACTTTTGCAAACTGCAAGTGGCGGAACAATCAGGCAAATGGGCGTGTATAAGGATGCCGCAGCATGGGCAAGCGCAGACCTTACGGCTATCAATACGCAAGTAGTAACATACAACGATAACAAGCATAAGCCACTATCCGTATTGTACGCAGCAGACCTATCAGGCACTAGCGACATTACTACTGTTTATGATTTGTCAACTTTAAGCGCAAACAAGGTAAGTTCAATTATAGGTCAAGACGGAAACGCTTTGGGTAATTTCCTTTACCTTACTTATGGTAAATCAATCACACACTTAGGTATTGCTTTAGGATTGCTTTCATTGAGTGCGGTAAGTGAAGATTTTGGCGAACCTGCAAAGTTCAATATTTCAGATGGCACGGAAAACGCCGTTCCAGCTTTTGCAAATGGGCAGTTGCTATCAGCTCCAGCTTTGAGCGATTCAGCTTTGGATGCAATAAATAACAAACGCCACATTTTCGCACAGCAATATATTGGTTACAGTGGGACTTTCTTTGTGGATAACCACACCGCCATTAGTGCAAGTAGTGATTACGCCTATATCAATGACAATAGGGTAATCGACAAGGCTACCCGTGGTATTTATACTGCTTTGATACCTTACCTTAAAAGTAGGCTAATAAAGAACGCAGACGGAACGTTGACTACAACGACTATTTCTTTCTTGCAAAATCAATGCCTTGCACCACTTTATCAAATGAATAGGGACGGCGATTTAAGCACAGTATCTACTAGTGATGTTTATATAGACCCTACGCAAAATGTGACAAGTACAAGTACTTTGGTTATAACGGTATTATTGAATGAGGATGCAATTGCAAGGAATATTCAGATACCAATTAGTTACAAATAAATTTACAAGATATGACCCCGTTAATAAATGGTGTGAATTATAACTACGCAAGTATCCAGTTCGTTTTGTTCGGCGTTCCCGTTGTTGGTATCACCGATATTAAATACACCTCAAAGCAAGAAAAGACCAATAATTACGGTGCAGGATATGAACCTGTTAGCCGTGGTTACGGAAAGAAAGAGTATGATGGTGCGATAGAGGTGTATCAGGACGAATGGAAGAAAGTTATTGCAGCATCTCCCAATCGTGACCCATTGTCTATTCCTTGGTTTGATATTACCGTTACTTATGGTGACAGCTTAGCTAATTTGACTACCGACATTTTACAGGCGGCAGAATTTTTGGAAGACCCGTTCGAGGCAAAAACAGGCGACACTAAATTAATGGCAAAAATCCCATTGATAATCGGCAAGATACTTAAATAGAAATTATGGCAATAAAGAAAACAGTAGAAGATACGCAACCTAAAATTGATATTGATTATAGCGTATTGAGTGAGCAAGAGACATTGGACTTAGAAGCCCACGCAGCGCAATTGGCAAAAAAACACGGTGCAAGCAAGGTGCATATTTATGTAGCTATTGACCCCGAAACAAAGGAAAGGATTGTAGGGTTCTATAAAGATCCAAGCTATATCCAAAAGATTTACGCTATGGATAAGATTGCCACAGTGGGTATGTTTACGGCGGGGGAGGAGTTAAGGTCGGCATTGGTATTAAAGGGTGAGGGCGAGAGCGATTCACGCATTTACACGGTTGATGATTACAAGCTGTCTATGGCAAGTGCATGTATAACATTGATACAAGTTGCCAAAAATGCCTTTAAAAAAAAATAGCTGAATACGAAGATATTGTAAATGGTTCGCCTACGGGCAGGATGGCGGCGTTAATACGCTGCCATCTTCGTTTAGACCCCGACCTGATGAATGAAGATGAATTTGCAAAAGCATGGTGCCAGGTAAAGTATTATTTAAGCGTTGTTCACCAAGTAGAATTTAAGTAATGGCAGATAATATAGTTGAATATATTTTAGGACTAAAAGACGAAATGTCACCCAAACTTGACGAGGCTACAAACCATGTCAAGAAGATGGAAGGGGCTTTTGGTGGATTGAAAGAAACGGTTTTGCACACAGTGGAAGCGTTGGGGGTTTCTTTTGCCATATTCAAGGGCATGGAGTTTATAGGAGAGGCTAGGGAGTATGTGGAAAAGCTAGATAAAGCCGAGGCTAACCTTGCCAATACCATGCAAAACATGGGCAACTACTCAAAAGAAGCCTTTGAGAAAGCCACAGGTGCAGCCGATGCGCTCTATCATAAGACAGGATATGCCAAAGATGAGATATTAGGTTTACAGGCACAACTAGGATTGTTGGGCAACGTATCAGAAGAAGAAATGGGGCGTATAGAAAAAGTCAGTGCCGACTTTGCCGCTAAGTTTGGTGGTGGTATCCAAGAAGCAGGTAATATGCTTGCAAAAGCCATCAACAATCCCGAAATGGCTCGTAGGTTAGGGATGCAATTAAAGATTGACCCCGCCGTAATGGAGCATATCCAAAACCTTGCAAAACACGGAAAGGAAGCACAAGCCCGTTTGGAACTATTGAAGATAGCAGAAGAAAAAGTAGGCGGTGCAGCAGAAGCGATGTTTAATGCCGACCCGTTGGCAAGGTTCAATGTCGCCATGACGGACGTAAAGGAAACTATTGGCAAAATGGCAATAGAAACAACCGAAGCATTGACTCCTGCATTAGAAAGTTTTGCAAATATTTTAAGAGACACCGCAAAAGATGGAAAAGAGGTAGTAGAATTTTTTAAGAATCACAAAACAGCAGCAATTGCGCTTTTAGGTACAGTCGCTTCATTGACTGCTGGTTATTTAGCCTATAAGGGCGCATTGATGTTGGCTACATTTTGGGAGGGCATGCAAGAAAGAATTGCGCTACAACAAGCTTTGGCAAACATGGGAAACGCCGGCGCAACAGTTACACTAACGACAGCGCAAGGATTATTGGCAGTTGTTACAAGTTATTTAACAGGCGTACAGGCAACACTAAATGCAACTATGTTAGCTAATCCTATTTTCTTGATTGTAGCAGGGGTTACAGCTTTAGGTTTTGGAATATATGCCCTTATAAAGCATTTCGGCGGATTCCAAAACGCAATGTCCGCAACATGGGAAATGATAAAGGCTTTTGGTAGTGGGGTGGCAAAGGTTTGGTGGGGAGTACAAGAAGCTATAGTAGGCGGATTGACGCTTAACCCTGAACTCATTAAAAAAGGAGTGGCAGATAGTATAAGTGCAGTAAAAGAAGCATCGGATACAATCAAAGCCGTTTGGAACAATAAAGATGCCCAAGATGCCGCCGCCAAAAACAAAGGCTTAGTCCCGGGAAAAGAAACGGAAGGCAAAAAGGGTAAAGATGGTGCAGCCGCTATAATTGCCGACCCCAAAACAAAAGCTACGGGTCAAAAGAATGTAAACATACACATTGCCATAAATGGGGGATTGATACATGGTGATTTCAAGATTGTAACCAACAAACTAGGTGAAGGATTGGGCAAAGTGAAGGATATGGTTGCCGAGGCTTTGACAGGAGCGATTAATGACAGCCAAATTGTAGCAACCAACTAATTAGATATGTCAGATAAATTCATCATACCGACAATAACGCCGCAAAGCCTACTTAATACGGGGTTACAGGTTGCGGCGCAGATAGCCACCGAGTTAGCGGGGGAGGCACGCAACAATGCACCCAAGTCTAACCCGTACACTAAAGGCATTGCAACGATACAGCCACATTTATCATTTGAGACAAATAGCCCCTATGATGGCAAGATAGCAAGCAACGACCCTGATTTGCCACTATATGCAAGCGATTTGGGAACGCCTGTTTATGCAGACGTGACCTTTGATAGCATCACTTATACGGACAATAACAACAAGTCTATCACTACGCCTTCTATGACTTTGCAGGCTATTTTAATCGATGTTGTATTTCCGAGAAATATTGTAAAGACTGAAATACAAGGAACGGATGGAACTGTTAAGGAATATATCGGCGAGGGAGATGCACAAATAACATTTAGGGGAGTGTTGACCGGGACAAATGGAAGTTACCCAAGTGAAGACGTATCAACTTTATTAAAGATTATCAAAGCACCCGTTGCTATCCCTGTTACGTGTACCTACTTGAATGACAAGGGGATTTACAATGTAGTTTTTGAGGATAGGACGCTCGGACAAACAGAGGGCGGTTATAGTTACCAAACTTTTTCATTGCCCGCAATTTCGGATACCCCACAAGAATTATCAATGGCACAAAAATAATGTATAGGGCAATAACCACGATAACAATAACGCAGCGCACGCAAACAAAGGCTTATCCTTTGCGAAACAAGGTGTTTACATTCAACTTTGCCCACGAATACGAATGCACTGACAGTTGGCGGGACTTAACTAACCACGGTAAGGTGGTTGTGCCTAAAAATTTATATGTAAGGGATGCCAATAATAAACTAGTGCCATTGGCGGGAACGATAGTAAACATTGGTGGTTTTTCTAGCAACCCACCATTGATAATGAGGGGCGATGCCATAACTATAGATTGGGCTTACAAATATTTCTCTAACGGTAGGGAAATACAAGAAGGGACAAATAACACAACCGACAATACGCATCTTTTCCAAGGCTTTGTTTCCAAAGTTACTTCAAAAAAGCCTATCGAGTTTGAAATAGAGGACAATATGTTTTTATTGAAGCAGATACAAGCACCCATAAAAACATTCCTGCCAACAGATACGCTAGAAACAATACTTACCTTCTTGCTGCAAGGTACGGGTTTAACAGTAAACGCAACAGCTCAAACCACATTCGGGGCTTTTATGATAGGCAACGAAACGATAGCTGAAGTATTGAGCCGCTTGCGAAAGCAGTACCACTTCGAGAGTTACTTCAGGGGCAATACTTTATATTGTGGGGCATTGGTTTATAGTTCACTTGTGCCAAATGTGCGTACGTTTTATTTTCAGTCAAAATACATAAGCGGCACTATTGGGGCTATCGCATCGGACGAACTGGAGTACAACAGAAAGGATGATATAGTTTTGAGTGCAACCGCTACCAATACAATAGAAGAAGAAACGGGCGCAACAACAAAAGACGGTCAGCCGAAAACCAAAAAAACAAGGTTGGAAGTATTGGTTACGTTTCAAAATGGAAGCGATACGCCTACTGTTTTGGTAAAACAAAAGGGCGTTGATTACCCAGCAAACACGGGAGGGGAAAGAAGGACTTTATTTTTTCCCGGTGCGACATCCATACAACAATTAAGGGATTTGGCAGCAAATGAACTTAGAAAATATTATTATACTGGATTTAAGGGCAAGTTCACTACCTTTGGATTGCCATTCGTGAGGATGGGCGACAATGTGAATATTGTGGATAATGTCTTACCTGAGCGCAATGGGCTATATAAAGTCAAGAGTGTGGCGTATAGTGGTGGTGTTAACGGATTAAGGCAAGTCGTGGAATTGGATTATAAGATTTTATTAACCACACCATCAACAGATAACTAATGAGTACAGCAACGGCTAATAGGGATATTACAGACGCAATCCTAAAGATAACAGGGTTGCATAAAGCCGTACCCGTTTATTATGTAAACGCAACTGTGGAAAGTGTCGATATTTCCAGCAGGACTTGCATAGTAACTGCCGTTGATGGTAATGTAGAGTTTGAAATACCCGGCGTCATGTTAATGGCAGTTGTGGACGATGGCATATTGATTGAGCCAGTAGTAGGAAGCACGGTGAAGGTTATATATTCGCAAAACGTAGAACCATTTGTATGCCAATACAGCGAAGTTGCCAATATTACGTTAACAGCCACGACCTTGATTAAATTAAACGATGGTAGTTATGGAGGATTGATAAGAATAGCGGATTTGACAGCAAAGAATAATAATTTGGTATCACAAATACAAGCGGAATTGACGAAAATAGCAACGGGCATATCAAGTGCGGGCGGTACTTATACACCTGGCACATTATCTACTTTTAATCAGTCGGATTACGAAAATACAAATGTAAAACATGGCAATTAGATACGACTTACAACTTAGCAATAATGATTTACTCATACTGAACAATGATTTGGTATGGGGGGAGAGTGACGAACAGCATATTGCGGATACAATTAATGCTTGTCCGGGGTGGTGGAAAGAAAACCCAACGGACGGGGTGGCTATAATGACATTCTTAAAATCAACAAATGCAAGTCAAATATTGGCTAAAGTTACAAAACTGCAACTCACAAGCGATGGCTACGATTGCCGACCTTTGGTAACTTATGATAATACAGGAAAATTAAATTTAGACCCCAATGTTAGTATTTAGTGCAGTTAACGGTCAGGCTTTGATGGATGTAATGTTGAACACTTACGGGTCATTTGATTTGGCTATAAAGCTATTGCAAGACAATGGTATATCCAATTTGGATTATGATATTGTCGGTGGCGAGCAATTTGAATGGGACGAAACATTGACAGCCGACCAATCTGTAAATACGATAAATTCAAATTCAAATATTGTTTATTCAACATCAATCATAAAGAATGCAACACTTTCAACTATTGTACAAGGAAATAGTGGTGCGACACCAAATAACAACGGATATAATCAACCTTCAAACCCAAATCCTGCAACTATGATAAAGTATGAAAATGTGCAGCCATTTGAATATGTAGCTGCTGGAGGTGAAACATCTATAACCCTAACGCAATTGATAGGGGGAAGTATCGTACAAATAATCAGGGAAATAAAACCAATGGCTCCATCGGACTTTTCCTTTAATGTAAATACGGGGCAAATAACCTTCAACAATGGTATTTCCCTAAACCAAGGAGAAACTTTGGCGGGTATTTATACCAAAATAGTTACAGGTTGATTTATTTAGAAAAAAAACCTATACTTTTGTTTTATGAATTTTAAAAATATACTTTTTCTTTTATTGTCCGTTATTTTTTTTTCCGGGCAATGCCTTTCACAATGGCAGCCAATAAACGGGAAGCAAAGATTCACAACGGGATTAGGTGTTCCGTCAAAAGACACTGGAACAATAAGTTCGGCAGATACTTCAATGATTACTATTCGCCCTCAAGATAGTGCCTTATGGGTGAAGTATAAAGGAGATTGGTATAAAGTTCCTAGGGTAACTACTTCAAATCCTTTCAATATATTAAACGGTGGTAATTCATTTGGTTCAACTGCTATAATAGGGACGACAGACAACAACGATTTGAAAATAATCAATAACAATACTAACTATTGGACTTTCGGCAAAACAGGCACATTAAGTAATAGTGGCGTTTCTTTTGATTTTGCAGGTGACGTAACCGCATCGAGTAGCGCAGCCATAACAGGAGGTGCGATATATCCTATTAATTACTTATCATTGCCCGACACCAATAGAAACGTTGCTTATGGTTTGATAGGCACTCATAATGGGAGTTTATTTGCTCAAATAGGTTCGGGGCAATATTTTAGGCAGGTACTAATGGCAAAAGACAGTAGTTTATACATTACCCCTACTTACTTTAATGCAAACAAAGGTTCGGGAACTATCACAGGCAACTCCCCAACTATCACATCTTCGAAAGTGCCAATAACTTATTGGAATGGCACAAACCACATAGGCTATACAAACGGGGCAACGGTAGATACAGCGTGTGGTAATGTAGCGGCGAATACTTTTTATAGTGGGTTTAGTAGTGTTGCAGCAAGTGGCACACAGATAACATTAACTGTTTTATCAATCCCCAATTATTTAATAACGGGTTCGGGGGGGCAAGTTATAAAATTACCAGATGCTACTACTTTGCCTAGTGGTACAATTTTCACATTCAATAATAATCAAACAAGCGGAACTATTACGGTCAACAATAATTCAAATAGTTTAGTAACTACAATTCCAACAGGTGGATATGCCTCTTTAGTTCTTAATAGTAATTCGATAGCAGCAGGTAGTTGGGATTGGCATTTTAGCGCACCATCAGCAGTGCAATGGAGTACTAATACATTTAATTTAGGCAATGCAAGTATAACCAATGCAACGTGGAATGCTAGTGTAATAGGTAGTAACAAAGGCGGTGCAGGTAGTGTAACGGGGATATTAAAGGCGGACGGTAGTGGTAATGTTAGTGCGGCTACTAGCGGTGCGGCTAATGACTATTTAGTAGGTAGTTCATTGAGTGCCACCCGTAACGTTTCCACGGGCTCAATATTCACCTATAATAGCGCAACGGGGGCTTATAATTTGGATACGACTAAGTTGGGCGGTGGGGGAATTACAGGAAACGGGACACCATCGGGTCAATTAATGCCATTTGCAACATGGAGTACAGCCAATAGCAAACTAAGTAGTTCAACTGTTACTTATGGCAACTACGATAGTACAAACCACAACTTCAATTTTGGTACAACTACACCACAAAGTAATTATTTATTGAATGTAAATGGATTATCAAATTTTACAGGCCCAGACTATGGCTCACTACGCATAAATGCAGCGACAAGCCCTAATTTATTATTTTATTATGGTGGAACGAATTTAATAGGAAGGGTAGGTACGGGAATTATTACAGGAGCTAGTACTACTGATTTGTCAATATTAAGTCAAGGAGGATTTTATGTAGGCATTAATGGTAACTCGTATCCTATATTAAGTATCACATCATCTGGGTTAATAACATTTGCCGGGACACTGAACCTAGGCAATTATCCAATAGTGAGGCAAGGGTTACAGATAAATAATGGCGGGTCTACACAATCTGGACTTGTCGGAAATGAGGCGGCGGCATATATTAGTGGTGGTTCTTCAAGCAATGTTACAGTCCAATCTTATAATGACGTATCAATAGGCTCGGGTGGTGTAACATCTTACGCTAGTAACGTAAGATTTGCTGTCAAGTCATCTGGACGAATATTAATGGGTGTTTCCTTGCCTACAGATGATGGTGCTAATCAATTACAAGTAAATGGTTCAATAAAACTAGAAACAGCAGGTAATAAAATAAACATAGCCACAGGAACAAATGCCTCTATCGGTACGGCAACACTTTTATCAGGAACGGTAACGGTTTTGACTTCGGCAGTAACTGCATCTAGTAAAATATTCGTTACCCACGCAGGAAGTAGCGTAAGTAATGCAGGTACACTATATATAGGAACAATTTCAGCAAATACATCATTTATTATTAACTCCACTAATTCTAGCGATAACGATACCATTAATTGGTGGATTGTGAACTAAACTAAACAATATGAAATATTTATCAATCATTCTTGCAGCTTTATTAATTGGTGCGACTTCTTACGGGCAAACAGTAGACACTACTTTAAAAGACTGTACTTGTGCAGCGGTCAATAGTGTGACAATATCTCACGGTTTCCCAATAGTTACGGACACTATCAATCACATTGGTTTCTTTAACTATACCGATTCCCCTCGTGACAGTTCTTGCGTGGTTAATTTCACGGTTAAAGCTAACTCAAACAATCAAAATGTCATATTCAACACATACACCCTTACTAAGAGTGAGTATGCGGAATGGAATACTGATTTAGATTTGATAGTAGATATTAAGAACTATCTCTCCCGTAGCGGCATTCAATTAACATTCAAATAAAATAACATTAATAGACTATGTTACACCACATTAAACAGACAGCAGACGGATTCATTAGCCTATTGGGAGTATTGGGATTGTTTACTATTTCTGCCACCACAGTAGATATGACTATGAAAATTGTATCGTTTGTATTAGGTTCTATTGTGTCAGTATTAGCAGGGATTTACTACTATCAAGCCATTAAGAAAGACCGTAATAAAAAATAAAGTGTGGATAATCAAACTTATTTATGTAGTTTTGTCTATGTATATAGGTTATTTAGTAATAGAAAATAAAAAACAAATGAGCAAATTATTCAGCGTTGGACTTCAAGACTTTTTACACGGGCTTTTGATAGC